TGCTGTCAGGCCGCGCGGGTTTAGCTGAGGGGAAGGGAAACACATCCCTAGTATACACTTTCCAGCTCGATAAATCTATGCTTTGAATCATCAACAAGAGAAGTAACAAATTGCGTTGCATTTTCGATTCGTGAGAACGTCCTAACGCGCTTGTCGTTGTATTCGAAATCGTAATACCAAACGTTGAATTGAATGTAGCTCAATCCCTTCTCTCCGGTAGGATTTTCTACAGGCAAGAATCCGTGGTTTCTAATAATCCGGTCGGCCTGCTTGATTGTATCCGCGTCAAACTCGAATATATCAAGGCTGGTCTCCATATAAACGCTGATAGCCTTCGCGTTCGCGCAGATATGCGCGTGATGAATTCCGTTGCTTGCGTTCTTGCTGTACTCGTAAACCTTCATTGCCGATAGTCCTTTCTGTGTGTTTCCCTTATCGACAAATCCATTATAGCGCACATTGAAACGATTAGCAACAATAATTTATATAATTTCTCGCAACAACGAAAAAGACCCCGCGCGACTATAACCGCGCGGAGTCTACAGCTTTAAGCCGGTGCGTTCTCCGGTAGCGTGGTCATCACTGAACCGTAAACCGCGTTAGTCACGTTCTGATATGTAATCTTCACACCCTCAGCAGCTTTAAAGCTCATGTTTTTAGTGCTGCCGTCATTGCCCTGCATGACGAAGAAATACGCATCCACCATGTTGAACGGGAGCGCGGGCTTGTAAACAACGGTGCCGTCATTGCCTTTCGCGCCGAGCACGTTAACGATAACGTTCATCATCACGCGCGACACGTACACACCTCCGGAGTTGCCGTACGAATGTGCAGCGTTGAGCGTGTTACCTCCGTGCATGCCGGAGATGATGTTGGCTGCGATTAGGTTCTGGCCTACCTGCTTCGGGTGCTGCCCCTTGTCAGTCGTTCCGAAATCGGCTGAATCGATAAGCCAAGACCAACCATTAGCGAGGAACGCGCACGGGAACGTGTAACTCGCGGCCTGCATTCCGAGTACGATATTCTCGTCTACTTCAAGCATCTTCTGGCACGTGTATTTCGCGGTCGCAAGCGTGGAGCACAAGAACACCTTGCCTTTGTAGCCAAGAGTCTGCAGCTTGTTGAGCGTAGCGGCCACGTACGGCGATACGTTCACGGTCTTAGAGGTCATGTTGTTATGTCCGAGCGCGATTAGAAGCACATCGTAATTCAGTACATCGGCTGTAATTCGCGCAGCTGTCGTATTGTCCCATTTAGCCCCGCCTTGAGCGTCCTCATGATAGGTAGCCACCTTGAGCGTCCTCTTGATGACGTTGCCGAATCCGGTGACGTTTCCATCCGGATTGTAGCCCTCCAGATACGAATCACCGATGACGAAGAGCGAATCGATCGTTTCACCCTTCCCGATTTGCGCTTTCAGCTTGGCTACATCGCCCTCGACTGCATCGATGGACGTTTGAAGGTTGTTAGATGCTGCCGTCACAGCATCGTTGACAACCTTGGGAGTTGCCGCAACGCCTGCGGTCGCGTCACTCGTTGTCGGCGTGCTCGCGGTCGCAAGTCGCACGTGGCCGTAGTTAGTCGCGTTGCCAGCTCCGTACACGGTTCCCGTGCTCGCGTGGCTCGTTGGCGCTTTAGTGGCTTCGGCTGCGGTCGCACGCTCAACCTCTGCCTTGATAGCGGTGTCGTTCGCAGTGATTCGCGCGTCATACCGCTGCACCTCGGCACGGTACTGCTCGATTTGAGCGTTGTAGTTGCCCGTGAGCGCCCAATAAGAAGTGTTGGCAATCTCGATACCGACGGGCACGTATTGCCTAGACGTGTACGAATTGCCGTTGTGGTAAACGATGGTAAGCGGCTCATATGCCTTTGTCTTGTCCCATTCGAGCGGGTCGGCGAAAAGGGGGACGTAGCGCGCTCCCACGTATTGCGTAACTGCCATGGTTAAATCTCCTTAGCGGGATTTGGATGGGTCGGTGTCGGGGTTTGCAAGAGGAGTGTACAAAGTAACTTTCATCTTGTCGATATCCTGCGTGTGCGAAGTCTGCGTTTTCGTTAGCGTGGTGATGCTCCCCGTGTTGGTCGTTACCTTTTCGGTAAGGTCGGCCGTGGTCGCTTGCAACGCTGCAACGTCCTTTGAAAGCTGCGTTACCGCTGTGGGATTCAACGCGTTCACTGCCGCAATGGTTTCATTCAGCTTCGTAACGAGTTCTACCGTGGTAGGCCGCAGGGTCTTACCGAATTCAAGCGCTGTGATTGCCATTTTCTTATACCTCCATGCTAGTAAGCGCCGTGTAAAGCGTGTGCCTTACCTCTTGCATTTCTCGTTGCAACTTCGCGATATCAGACGCGATGTTGTCATTGGGATAGTTGGGCGCGGTGTTATCGATGACGCCCTGCCCGCTGGTCTCGTATCTTAGAATCAAACGCCCGTAATCCTCGGTGCCGTACACGGCTCCGGTGTCGAACGTGATATCGCTCCACGAGTCCGGAACGTAGATGCAGAAATGGCCGTCATCGGTCAGCCCTGCAAACATCATCTGTCCGAACGTTTGCCAAAGCCAACCGATATTGTTGTTAATCCACTCTTCAATCTGCTGTGCGTAGTAGTCATCGAAACCGGACTGCATGAACTTTTCAAACAGCATTTCCAGCGTGTCGATAGCAGCGCTGTTCTCGTTCACCTGCCCGCTAGTGTCGTTAACGTAATCCTTCAACGCATTGATGATGCAGTATAGGTTAGCGGTTAGCTGCTCCGGGCTTTTCACCTCCCAATACAGTTTAGGTAGTGTCGGATTCGAGATTAGAAAAGGGTCGAAATACGGCAAAGGCGTAAACATATAACCTCCTTACCAAAGTGGAACGGTCGGCACCATTATAGACGTGAATAGCGTGTGCTCCAGTTCATCGAGAATCATAACGTCTACATCGTTCCACGATTCGGCGAACCGCGCGGCCTGCTCCGTTATATCGCCCTCGCGTACGGTATCGCTCTCGCGGTCGGTGCCGCTGCTCGCGTAGTCCGAGTTACCGGAGAGCATCGTCTCCGGGAAGTCTGAGAAGATATCGCGCGACTTAGCGCGGTCGCGCCCTGCTTGGAACGGGTTCACGCCTTGCTCCACGCGCTCATAGAGCAATTTATATTTAGGCATAATCTCGTTGAGCTTTCGCAGATACGCGGTTTTCCACCGTGCGGGCGTGGGGATGGATACCTCGCGGTAGTAGAACCTGTCTATAATCTTGCGGCACAGCTGCGTGTATTGCAGCTCGCTATACGCGTCAAACCTCCAAGAATCATCTGTTAGCGGATGGTAGAAACCCATCTCGTACCACTCCCCTAGCGTGACGGTCATAGCGTCCCAACGATCGTTTACGGGAACCTCGGGAAACTCGAACACTATTAGTCCTCCTTACCGAACAGCGTTTCATACCGGTGGCGCATGTCGTAGTTGTCCGTGATGTTGTCGCGTGCCCATACAACCGTGATAGGTTCATCGAGTTTACCGGCGAATCTCGCGTTCAACTTGTCGCAAGCGGTGCGCCTGCAAGTCAGCGGGGACAAACGCGCTAGTTCCGTGGGCTGCATGGTCGAATTAACTTCATCCTCAATCATGCGTTCAGCTTTGAACGTCATCGAGTCGATTCCCAGCTCCCTATATACCGCATCCCACGTGTTAGCCCATTCCGTTTGAAGCTTATCCCCGATATATTCGCGTGCACGCTCCGGCATGGTCGCGTTAGTCTGTATGTCGCTGAAATTGTCAAACGCCAGCACGAACGGCTCGCCGTTGCCGATTGACTTATAGAAGTTCTGCACATCGAAAGCGCGGTCTTGCGGCGCTGAGATAACTAGCGGCATGCGCATGTGATAGCGGTTAATCTGCTTCGTGCGCAGGATGTCGGCGAGTTCGCGCGACCAGATGTTAATCTTCACCATGAGCGGGTAGCGGGTCGCGTTCTCCCAAATCCACACGCCGTTAGTCCAATTGCACATGAAATTTGTCTTACCGGTCGCGCCGATAGCACGCCACGCGCGGGGTTCATCATACATATTAGGGGCGCCTTGCTGGACTGCCTTCAACGATAGAAGCGTGTCGCTCGCAAGCGATGGGTAGGCAAGAGTTGCCGCGCCTTCGGTGAGAAGAGTCCACTCTAGATACCGGGCGTTGCACGTCTCCGGCAAGCCGACCCAATGAAAGCGCGACAACGCAAGCTCTATCAAATCGTTTTGAAACATGTTGAACAGCTGTTGATTGTATGCTTCCGTCTGCCAATACGCCGGTCTCGAATCCGGACGGTAGGCGCGGCGCTGCTTGAAGCCCCTGCGTCCCTTGCTCATTAATTAACCTCCTTGTACGCGCTCGCGGTCGCTATCGCCTTGTTGAACGCATCGTTAGCGGCGTTGACTGCCAGCTCTTGAGCGCCTAGAAGATGCTGCATAAGCCTTTCGTGCGCCTTGTAATCGGCGCTGATAACCGCGTCTTTCCGCGCTCGCTCGACCTTGTAATCGATAAGCGCCTGAATCTCTTCATCGCTCATGTTCTGGTACGTATCCGACTTCAAAAGCGAATCGATGTTGATAGCATCCCTCATGCGTCATCACTCCTTAAAGTTGTCATAGATGCTCACACGTCCTATGTCCTCGGGGGTATCCCAGACGGTCACCCCGCGTATCAGTATATCCTTCACTGCGTTCTGGGCATCTTCCAACGCGTTGCCGCTTCCGCTGCACCACACCTCCGTGCACTTCCAGTACGTGAAATGCTTCATAACCTGCATATCGCGCATATTCCATTCGCGCATCAACGTGTATCCGTACCGGGCGAACGCGCTCGCGGCGTTCATTATGTCGCATTCGCGCTGCGTTATCACCTGCGCGAAGAGCGCACGCGGGGACGTGGCGCACCCCAGCCCGTTAGCACCGGCTCCGAATACAACCGGCGCGGCCACTCCCGCCTGATTCAATCGCGCCTGAATCGCGTCTATAGCGGTCGCATGCGTGCGCTGCGCGTTCGCGTCCGCCGTGGCCTTGGTGTTGGCCGCGTTGGTGCGTACAAGCGATGCGTTGGATGCGGCGCACGAAGTACTCGCGTTGTTACGAATATTCGTTGCGTTCGTTGCGGCGGAGCTTTGAACCCCGTATGTAGCTGCGGTGAACTGCACGGCATGGAGCGTCTTTTCGAGCGCGTTAGTCTGCGCGATTGCAGCGGAGTTAGCGTTGCTCGATTGGGAGATAGCGGCTGCGGCGTTCGCAGCCGGGAACGATACCGCCATATCCGCGATACCGGATACGAGAGCGCCCGCTCCGTTGCCGGTGAAAGCTCCCGTTACAACGCTTCCGATGGTACGCGCGGCGGAGGATGCGTTGTTGTTCGCCGTGGTAATCGCTATCACATCGTTTTGCAGACCGGTTACAGCCGAAGAAGTCGCGTTGTCGCTATCGCAGTCGGCTTTGAGCTTTTGGTTGGCTGCGGTAGCCCCCTTCAAGGCCGCAGCATTCGAGTTCTCCGTTATAGCGGTATTAGCGCTCACGTTGATAGCGTTCACGTCAACGGTGTTCTGCGCTGAGTTGTTCGCGTTGGTGTTCGCGGTCGCGTTCGATGCAAGCGAAGAAGCTAGGGCGTTGTCAGCGGCTAGTTTCGCGTGAGCCCGCTCGTACACGGTCGAATAATCGGCGCGGCTCGCGGCGCTCTGCGTCACTTGCATGATGGGTACGTTCCAGCGTTTCAGGTAATCGCCCCACGCACCACCGTAGGAATATGAACGGCCTTCCGCTGTATGGAACGTCAGCGTATCGGTCGCACCGGCGATTCCGAGCAAACGCGCATCGATCGTTATATAGGGCATTATGAGATTGAGGGCGCTCGCCACCTCGATACCGCTATCGCCCAAATCTTCAACGCGCACGATTGAAGATGCACCCGTTTCATCGGACACGCGGATAGCGGCGTATGGGTACGTGTAGAGTTTCGCGAATTTAGCGGCACGCCCGGGGTAAGCGAAGTCCCCCGCCTGCGGCTTTAGAAGCCCGTCCACCCGCTGCGAAGCCCCTAGCACGCTTACCTTGAAGCCCCAAACGGTGAAATTCCAATATTGAAGTAGTAAATCGGTCGGAGCGAAGAAGATACCTTGAATGGTCTGCTTGACCCAAGGCGCGTTTTTCTCCATGGCACGAAGAAAGCCCACAAGGTCGCTTACCGCGACCGAATACACACGCGCGGCTAGAACGCCCGAAACAAACTCTTCCGACACGACCGGAACAAGCGGCGCGGCAGCGCTTCCAAGATTGCCGGGTAGGTCGCACGATGTAACGATGCAGGCGCGCTGACCTTCCGCGCTGTAGTTCCTCACGGCACGCGCACGCTCGATATACGGCTCTCCACCGGTGTTCACATCGGCGGTCAGCAGGTAGGTGGAATTGTCGCGCGGATTGGCTAAATAGTCACTCACGTTACTAGCGGCAACCGGCGCGTGGCCGCGCTCAAGCAGAATGTAATCGAATTGCATATCGTTGATATACGTTGTCCACATATCGAGCGACAGCACCAAGCGCGTTGTGTTCGGCGATAGCTGCTGCGCGTCTTGGATGAAGTAGAAGAAGCGTTGTTTGCGTGCGCCGTCCGCGTATTCGAGCGGTTGGGTGTCGCTTGTCATACGCGGCAGGTCTGCAACGAGGTAGTTGTATCCTTGGGCGGATGTCACCGGCACGGGAACTTTCGCGCTCCCATCCGGCTTGACGTTAAACATGGTTTCAAGGTTTATAACATCGCCTTCGAGCCTATCGAACCACGCATCACGCGCGGTATCATCGGCGAACTTGACAACGTTCTCGTAGTCCCCGCACCAAGGCACGTTGCACATCTTCAATCGAACGTTTGGTTTGAATCGCGCGTAATCGAGCGTGTTGTCATACTTGTACACATCAACGTTTCCAACGTTCGGGAATCCTGAATCCAACTCGATACCCCCTTCACTAAAAGCGCCCCCGCTCGTTCACAAGCAGGGGGGGATGTGGTCGCTTTATAGCGATTATAAACCGCTATGCAATTGTGATGTCAACGGTCTTGGTGTACTGCGTGGTATCGCCGGACGGATTGACGTAGGACGTGGTGCCGGTCACGTGAAGTACGTTAGTTGCCTCCAAATCGGATTTCTGAACGTGGAGGACTCCCAGACGGTCGACACGGGTAGCGCTGTTCAGGGCAAGCGGTTCGCCTGCGGCTGCGGCTGCGGTCTCGCCGGTTACGCTCCACGTAACCGCATCGGGCGCGACCTCGATACCCTCGTTGTTGGCGGTCACGGTGCCCACCAGCTCAACGGTGAGCTGCGTGGTGTCTCCGGGCTTGAGCGTGGTCTTAGCAGCCGTGATGTTAACGTCGGTAACGGCCTGCTCAAGCGTGGATACGGTGGTACCCGCATCGGTGGTGAAGAGAATCGCGGGCACGAACGGGGACGCGCTCACAACCTCCCAATGATGCAGGTAGTAGTTGGTGCTCAAGGTCTGGGGGTTGTAGAAGCTCTCGTTGGCATACACGTAATCGTTGCAGACGAAGAACGAATCAGTGGTGAGGAGCGCGAACGCGTTGGGCACGGGCAACTCGGGCACCTCGATAGTGCGGTACGCCGCTTCCGCCTTGCCCCGCTGGAACACGCTCGCCAAGGTGTCCACATCGATGGACGCTGCCGCATCGGCAGTGATGAAGAGTACAAGCTCCTCCGGCTTGGCGAAAGTGGGAATGCCGTACTCGGCGGATACCGGGGAGTATAGCGAGGATGGGAACTTGAGTTTCTTAGCATATGCGCGGACGGCCTTCAGGAACTCCTTGCCGGTCGCTTCATCGGTCGGCGCGGCGCTCACCTGATGCTTGAAGAACTGCCAATTCTTCTCATAGTAGGCAATCTGGTTGAGCATGCAAAGGTACTCGTCATAATTGTCGGAGTTTCGCGGCACGGTCATAACCGCATCGATAAGGCGGTTAAGCCCCATCTCGTCCGCGAAAGCCTGCTGCAGGTCGGGGAGTTCGAGCGTGATATCGTAGCGGTCTTTGCGGTTAACGGTGTGGTACCAAACTGCGGCTTCGGGGCGCTCGACCTTGAGAAGGGTCGCATCGTCCACATCGTAGGTGTGGGCGCGGAGCCACTTCAACGCGCTCTCCTGAATGGATGCGCCGTAGCGCAGGTTGGAGCCCTTAAAGACGGTGAGCGGATTCTCCCACTGGTTGTTATGGACGATTTGCGTGCCGATACGGTTCACGAACGCGTCCACGAACTCATTGAGATAACGGCGATTCATCGGGTCGAACAGGAATTTAGACGTAGCATCGATACCGGAGATGGTCGGGTTCGGCACGCGCTGCTGAAAATCGTTGGTGCCGGACAGGTACACGCGTCCGGCGATGGTGGTGTTATTGGTTGCCATTCTTTATCTCCTTAAAGGTCAAGGTCAAGGTCATCGTAATCGGGGATGACGGTTACATCGTCCTCGATGATATCCGCGTCCCCGTCACCGTCCGCATCGGCCACGGTCGCGCCGTTGTCGATGTCGATTGCGTCCGCGGTCGTGCGCATCTCGCCTAGGATGTCCGCGATTGCGTTTACAACGCTCTCGATGCGCTCCAAACGGTCGCGCAAGTCCTCGAACTCGCCGATACGGTGCGCTTCCTCGCCGTCAACGTTATCGGTTCGCTCAATCTCGGATTCCTCGGGTGTCAGGTTCTCGTTCTCGCCCACTGCAAGCCCCTTTCTATATGTATATGAATCGAGCGCGAACACGCGATGAAAAAACATGCGTGTTCGCGCTCATTATAGCGCATATACGAAACTAGACGCGTTCCATTAAAACGCGTTGCTACCTCGCGCGGGGTTCGGGTATCGACCGAACGATATAGCTCCCCGAATCATCCCTACTTATGGAGTCGCGCGCCCGTCATCGCTTGCGCGGATACTACTTTACACCATAGAGCGCCATAGCGTCTAAAAAGCCCTCGCGCACCTTCACGCTCTCGAATAGCACGCTCCCCTCGTAATACATCTGGACGATAACGCGCATGGTCTTAAGCGCCCGCTGCGCGGCTATGCGGTTGGGGGTGTTGTCCTTGCGCGTGAGCGCGTAGACGTTCGGCGCGTTGTTCGGTATGGTCGAGGTGACGTAATAATAGCCCTCGCTCATGTCCGCCCATATGCCGTATTCGTCCCCCATGTGAACCACGCCCATAACGTATTTGGCGCGGGGCGGCTTCTTCATCACGTAGCGCGTATCTTCCTTAAAATCATTCGCGTACGTTGCGTTTGAATAGCCGGTAATCTGCCCCATGCGCCCGGCTAGGGTGTGCTCCATGCGGTACGCATCGTGTTCATCCGGCTCCACGTAATGAAGTAGGCACATCTTATCTTGATACCACGTGTAGCCGTAGGCGGGCACGCCGCGCACGCCGAACGCCGCGAAATAGGGATTGAGCAAGTCAACCGCGTTGCCTAACAGGAACAAGCGCGGTTTAACCCGCGCTTCGTTATAAGCGTCCTCGCGCGCGCATGAATCGATGATGCGGCTCAGCATATTCCATTCGTTGCGCTTGTACGTATGCGTTGAATCGATCGTTTCTAGTATGGCTTCATCGAAGATGATGTTTTCAACGTCTGCAAACGTGCGCTTCTTAGTTCCCTGCATTTCCGCAAAAGCGACAACGTACCCGCACGTGTTCCAAGGAGTACCCTTCTTCGCCCCTTTTGCGCGATATCTGAAAACGTTCGCTTCGCACTTGTAATCGAACGCCCCAAAATCGTCATCGGTAGCGGCCAGCTTGTCGAAATAGCTTTTCTTTACCGCGTCTCGTTCGTCCAACGTGCGGCACACCTCCACGAACCGGCAACCGCGTTTGATAGCGCGGTTGAGCGCGTACGCTCGAAGGCCGTACGTCTTTCCCTTGTTTGGAGCACCGACAACCATAGTCACATCCGCGTTATATGAAAGCGTCTTTTCCCAGTTGTAATGTACGCCGTCATTAAGGTTTACCATTCAAGCTCACATCCTTCTTCATCTGTGTATGTATATACCGCGCGCCCATCGGCCACGTCTATAACGCGCTGGGAAGTATCAGACACGCGCCCGTACTTCTCGCGAACGTATGCCACGGTGCGCGAGTTGCCGTCCTTCTCCGAGTCCCCTAGTACACGGTCGGACGGATAGAGCGCTATCGACTCGCGAGATATCACGCGCGCGGTCTCGCCGGTGTAATCGGTTACGTATGCATCGAATACATCCGATGCAGCAGGCCTATAGTGTTCGAGCGCGTGGCATACCCTATTGGATACGCGCACGCCCCATCCGAGTACGCGCGGGGCAACCTCTTCAAATCCGTGGCGCGCGCTCATGTCATCTATCCAGTTTTCGATATGGTACGCGTTCGATGGTCTGGAAAGACCGGCGCACGTTATATGCGCGTGGTGCCCATCCCAGCTCACGCGCGCCTTGTTCCACGCGTCCATATGGAGCGGGTACGCGTCCCCCTCCACCTCGAACGTGCCGACTCCGGTAAGCGGGGATGCGTAGCCGGGGAAATTGGAGCGCACGCGCTCCATGCATATATCGATAGACGCCGTTACCGCGCGATGAAACGGTTCTAGCGCGGCCATTAGGTCATCCGCGCTCACGCCTGAATTGCAAGATATTTTCAAGCTATCGGTATCACCACCAAGCACGCGCACGCGTTCGCCGAATACCCTATATACAAGCTCGATAGCGGCAACGATAGCCATGCGGGAACCTCCTACGATTCTAAGGCCGTAGGGGTAGATGACAAGCTTCTTACGTGCGTCCTTGTAGTGCTCCTCGTAGTTCTCGCGCGTGACTACCGTATCCCTATCAACGCTAATCTCTCCTTCCGAAACCTTATAGGCGCACTTGAAAACGTCTTGCGCTTCCATGCCGTAGATAGAATTAAACATGCCCTTTACCGTGCTCCCGTAATAGGCTTCCAAATCGGAGCGCTCCATTTCTCCAGTGCGGATACGCGCGGCGATTCCCTCCGGGATACTCTCCGGAATAGGCTCCGTGTAAGCGTGCCCGGTCTCGTACGTCTTTAGAATCTGCTTGCACGCGTCCTTACGAGCGTAGAAAAGGTTAGACAGCAGCGTGACGTAATCGGGCGGCTTCACGAACTTGCAAGTCCCCTCCCCTAAGATGACTTCCATAGAATCCCATTCGTAAACGCGGCTCATGCACCACAGTTCCATTTCCGACACATTCACGATGCATGATTGAGCGCTCACTAACTTTCCGAACGCGAAACGCGCACCGGCTGCAACGTCAACGTAACCCGCGCTCCGCACTTGGGTTACGGTCTGCCTGTCAGCGTCCCCACTACCCCACTCGCCCAACTGGCCGCATCCTTTAAACTTGGCTTCGGATAGCAACGCGATATCCCACGCCGCGAACGCGCTACCCTCTCGCAGACGCAGACGCGTGAAACGCACCTGCGCGTGAAACGCGCATCCAAACGGTTCTTCCCAGTGCTTCATCGCGGTATCAAGGGACGTGTTTACAACGAAATCGGCCATATGCTGCAGAATCGCAGGCGCGAGACCGTGAAACTTAACGGGGGTCATGTGCCCGTTAATATAGGCATGATGCGCGGATGTCTCGTCTATGCTGTACACGTTTCGTTGCACGATACCGGAATACCGCGCGGACGTGAACGTGAAGCCACCGCGAAAACACGCCTTCCTAAGCGCGTACTGAGCATATGTAGGCGCTAATTCTTCCGCGCACATCCGTTCGAACGCGGCTTGAACGGATACGGGCTTGCCCTCGCCGCGCGGGATACGCAAGCGCCCAGTCTCCATCTTACCGGCTTGCCGCACCAGCGATGTTTTAGTAAGAACTCGAACGCCGAGCCACTCGGGTTGAAGCCATTCGTTGGATTCGAGTAGGTACCGCAGATAAGCCGGGATAACTTCCGTATCGCGTCCGGCGTAATACAGTTCTTCGTCTGTCAACGGGGTTTCGGGTGTACGGATTTTCGAGTAGTCCCAGTCCCCCGTGGCCTTGGGCAGTCCGCAGGTCTCGCCCATCTTGGCAAGCCCGCGCATCTCAAGATAGAAGGTGTCCCAGAAACGGAGTTTTATAACGCCTTCCTGCACGATATCCACGGTGTAGGCGCTAGTCGCGCTCTGTGCGCTCGCCACCATGTCATAACGATCGTTTAGGTCGAACATGAGCGGTTGCAGGTCGAACATGAGGTTATAAGCGCAGATGATGGGAACGCATCCGTTGCGTTCACCCCACGCTATGTAATCGTCTATAACGGCCTGCATTTCGGAGCCGTGGCGATAAAAGGACACGTTGCCCGCTCCGACTTCGTACGTGCGGATGTCCACCCCTCGCAAATCGTTGACGATATATAGCACGGGGTATGCGCGCCATTTGTTCGCCGCAGCATCTACAAGGATGTTGCATGTTTCGGTGTCGTAAGACGCGGCTATCTTGAATTGTCTGTTATCACGGTTGCGCGCCATGTGTTCCCTCTAACGCCCTTCGAGCTATCTAAACATCACAAGCATCGAAGCCCACCAGTCAGACCCCATCAACTCCGAGTCGTAATCAACCTCGTTGTAAAACGCTTCGTTTTCGCTTGTAATCCCTTCCACGAACGATGATGTTACCTTGGAGTCAATCGCTGCTTGAAATGCGTCCTCATTGGCGCTTAACACCTTCTCGAACGCTTCAGCTAACGAACTCACGCCAAGGCCGCGAATTATGTACTCGTTGCGCTTGCGTGCATCGCGTCCGCGCCATAGTTGACGCGTTGCCGCGTAGAACACTGATACCTTCTCGCTCGCGTGCTCGCCTAGCGTTGTCGGTTGTCCCATTTTAGCAAGGTTCAATTGCCGGGCGAAAAAGATATCCGAGCGCTCTTTAGCGCTCTTCACCTTACGTGGTGCGGATGTCATGCGGTCGAGCTGAGCGGCTGCCGCTTGGCTGCGTTCTTTAGCAGCTGCGACCTCGGATGCGGCGCGCGTCTTTTGATATGACTTGGTAATCTGCGCTCGCACGCTCTCTATATAGTCCGCTCGCGCTCGCAACTGCGATGCGCTCATTCCGGCTGTATTCTCGCGCTCAAGTCGCGCCAATAGGCGCTTGGCGCGCCTACGGGCGTTATATGTCTCGTCAGATGCACGTTTGGCTCTTGCCATTTCAACACCTCCGGTTAAAAAAGGCGGAACGGCTTCAAGCCGAACCGCCTTAGAGACAACGGGTTGGGATTATATGTTAATTAAGTACAAGCGTCTTGCGAGTGTTTCCGTTGGGGAGCTTAGAGGAAACAAGCTTCATCGGGACAATCTCGCCCGAATCAAAAATCTGTGCGGCCATGAAGTTATCGGCTGCGTTGCGCACGCCCTCGGACTGCGAGAAATACGCCTTGCCGTCCGCGCAAATAATCGTGGTGTTGGTGCAGGGCATATCAACGCCGTTCTTCTCGCGGGAGCGGCGCACGCCGGGCTTGGTGAAAACGCCGATAACGTCCAAGGTCTCGCCCTCGTGCTCTGAAAGCGATTCCGCGTTGTTCATCGCGTTAACAACGAGCTTACGGGTCTCCGCATCGGCGGACTGGATAGAGGAATAGCTAGAGGGGGTGTAGAGGTTGGTGTCGGTGTCGATGGTTGCAAGCTGGTTGGTCTCAATCATGGTTAGAGTCCCTTCTTATAATTAATTGCGGTTTCTACAAAGAGCTTAATCGGCATTGAGTAGTAATCCGAGTCCGTTTCAACGTCTGTAATGGTAATGGTCGGGTCTTTCAGCCTTCTACGCAGCGTGTTGGTGGCTTTGGAAAGCTTCGAATAATCCCCGAGCAGTTCATACTCGAATGGCTCGAACGCTCCATCAACAACGCGCTGACCCTTACAGTGCGAGAACGTTACCGTCCTGCCGATTAATCCGCGTTCAAAATTAGTAGGCATAATGTCATCTCCTTCCCCGTTGCCTTGATTAGTATTATAAACAATATCAGTGAAGCGTGTCAACGATTATTTTAATAAATTCCGTAGTAGTGTTTATTCACGTACGCCTGCACATCTTCATAACGGCCACCCAACGCGTTGCGCCGTGCCTGCCCGCTCCCGTACTCGCCGCGCATGACTGCTGCGGCCAGCTCCGCTATGGTCTTGGAGCTGGAGCCTGAGCCGATACCGAAATAGTGCGAGTTTACGTACGCCTGCACTTCATCGTAGCGGCTACCCAATGCATCACGGCGCGCCTGTCCGCTCCCGTACTCTCCGCGCATGACTGCAGCGGCCAGAGCTTCAACGGAATCAGTGGGATGCGCGGGCGCGTTGTTCTGATTGCCGGAATCGGGTACGGGTTCGGTGCCTGTAGACCCGTCCATATACGATTGAACTTTCGATTTGAACCAATCCCAGCTGTAGCCCCAGCGCTCCAGATACGGAATGGGGTCGGTGTGCGTGGTACCTCCCCAGAGCGTGCGCGCATCGTTATGGGATACCATACGATTAATCCCCCATCCCTTTTGATTCAAGTAGTATGCAGCCCACTGAGCGGCTGTATCAAGTGCCGTATCCACCTGCTCGCGCGTGGTTCCCTCGCACACCTCGATACCGACCGACACGTTGTTGCCGTTGCCCACGTGCCACGCCTTAGCGTTACCGGGCATGACCTGATAGACGGTACCCCCGTTCGTCCAGTCGCACACCCATTGAGCCATTGCCGCGTTGTTGCCCGCACGATTCCAATAGGTCACGTGATTCCACGCGGTCGCACCGGGGTTAGCCGTGGAGTGGATGACCAGATAGCTAGGGGAAATGGTTCCGTGGCCATTCGCGATGAAATAGTCAATCTCCTGCCACGCGAACGCAGACGGCGCACCGACCACCAAAGCGGACGCAAGCGCGACAAAGGCCGCGCACCCCTTTACAAGCTTCTTCAACACTACTAGCCCTCCTGACTCATGCTATCGAGCTTTTCGATAACCTTGGTCATAATAAGTGTGTTCTCTTCGATGGTCTTACGCATGTCCTCCACGGTCTTTGTGCTGTAGTAGAACATCATCACAAATGCAGCGATTGGGAAAGCCACGTTGCTAATCAACTCCGTTATAGTGCTCGCGTCCATGTCGGTATCCTTTCATCTAAGCGACACCGTGCACCTTGCACGGTGCCTTTACCTAATGCGAGATTATACATGTAATAAAAAAAGGGGGTTAAATAACCCCCAGAGTAGCGTATATGTTTAGCGTGACTATCACGAATAGCACTATTAGCGCGGTTAACGCGCCTGCTAGCCCGTGAACAAGTCTATACAAACGCGCGATATCTTCCGCGTACATCCTATAGAGTTCGGTTAGGTCTTCATCGGCCTTGATTAAAAGTTTGCGCTCTTCCGTGGTCATTGTTTATTACCTCATTCCCTGCACTGCAGACGTGATTATTATATGGCCGTGATTGCTTGGTATTTCGCTGCGGATGATTAGAGGTGTGGATACGCGCCCCGTAGCAGGTGCGAATTGTATATGCTTCGCACCTGCTGACTTATGCACCCTCAAAGCCTTCATTATCTGCGCGGGGTCGAAGTAATCACATGCGCTTGTGAAGTCCTTGTTGCCAACGGTGTATGTCAGCACCTTATCTAGCAAATCAACGCGCGGTGCATATGCTAAATCAGTCCTGTATAAAGCACTAAACACGCTGCCAGATTTAAGTAGCCCCTCGATACGGTTCACAATGTATCCGTCTGTTGCGTATATGACTTCATCGTGGACACATACGCAATCAAACGGAGCGTGCACACCGGGCTTGCATGTGCAAGAGTTTAGAGCGCTCCATAGGCTACGGGCTTCTGCTTTGTTCATTGGGTTCCCCTTTCTCTTTGAAGCTTATATTATTGTAGCAGTCACTAGAACGGTTTGCAAGCTTTTTTCATTTCTCATCCCATATATCCTAATTACCTATCGGGAATAGGGGTTTATGTTAGTTTTTCAGCCA